AGTTCAAGCGCACAGCCCCGGTCGTAGAGCCGCTTCACCTCGTCGGCGACCGCAGACCAATACCCGTAGAGAATTGAGCCGGGATGCGGACCGCCGCTCCTGGTCTGCCAGGCCCGGCCGCGGGGCAGGTAGGCGAATACGGCGGCTCGGACATCCTCGATCGACGGGCAGAGACGTCCGAGGATCACGAAAACACCGGGTCGCTGTAGGTCGCGATGCTGCCCGCCGAGACGGTGACGTTGCTCGCCGGCAGAATGAGGTCATGCCGGTCCTCGCCCGCAGCGTTGGAGATGGCCTGCCCGATCCAGGACCGGGAGAAGCTCTGCGGCGTGGCCAGAAACGGCATGGCGGGGTGCGGAGTATCGGAGCCGGCGACAACGCCGCGGCGGCGGACGGTTGCGCGGATCTCGTCACGGATGACGTTGCGGACACCGATGAGATTCGGCTTCAGCTCGTCGATTTCGACCGGGATCGGCTGCGCGACCGGGGCCGCGACGATGATGTCGGCGACACCGGAGGCGCCGACGACGTCGAGGTAACTCTGCACGCGGGCGATTTCGCCAGCGGGCGGAATCCCGTCCTCGTAGATCCCGTCGAAGAGCGGGAAGACCCGAACCGTGCCGGGGCCATAGGGGCGGCGCTCGACGAAGACGCGGCTGACCCCGCTAACCTCGCTGGCCCAGATCACATAATCCGACGGCCGGGCGTGGCCGGGGCGGTAGGCCTTGAAGAACAGCAGCCGCTCCCGGTAGCTGTCATAGCTTTCCCGATCCGCCCCGCCGGTCAGCCCGGCACCATCGACCACAGCGCCGTCGACGCCGGCGATCGTCATCACCGTGCCGGGCAGGGCGACACCGCCGGCGCCCGGCTCGACGGCCATGACCTGGATGGCGATATCACCAGGGCCGGAGGTACCGATATCGGCGACGACGCTGTAGCTGCGGCCGTCGCCCCTGGTGACGATGGTTCCGGCGGAGACAGCGATTGCCGCGGAAACTGTTCCGACGACGAGCCCCGTTGCTGCGGTCGCCTCCCGGATCGGCAAGTCGAGATCGGCGCCGTGATCCTCTAGGACCTCATCGGCGCAAGTGCGGGTGAAGATCTGGTCCTTGATCCAGGCCTGGTAGTCGTAGACTTCGGAGAGCCCGCCGCCGAAGACCTTCGCCGAGACCGAGACGTTGTTGGGCCATAAACGGGCTAGCGCCCCGTTTAGGGCGCCGTCGAACCCGGCGCGCAGCCTGGCCGCGATTTCGCTTGGTGTGGAGATCGGCCAAGGCATGTCAGACCTGGTTCCAGAGGATCGAAAAGCGCTGGGAGAACACCACGGTGCCGTCCTGACTGAAGGCATCGACGAAGAGGTCGATCGTCTCGGCCGCACGGTCCATGTCGACCGCGACGTCGAACCGGGCGACGGCGCCCTGCAACCGGATCGGCTCCAGCGCATCGGTCGCGGCGTCACGGATCTTCTGCGGGAGATCTGCGGTCAGCGCCGAGCGCTCGTAGATCCATATCCATGAGCCGAGGTCGGTTTCGCCGAGGTCCTCGCGGACATCGATGCGGTCGCCGAACCAGCCGCCGCGATCGGCGGTGTCGAGGACGACATGCTCCGGGGCCCGCTTGTCGGTGAACAGGGCCAGCAGGATCGCAGTGGCGAGACCGGCGCGAGAAGCAAGGCCGCCCTGCGTCCCCGCGCTTCCGCTAGGGTCGGTCAGCGCCCAGTCACCCTCGGAGAATTCCGGGTTCCAGACGGTGTCCCAATAGGCGGAGAGCGGCACCGCGGTGCCGTCCGTGACGATGCGGATGTCCATGGGTTCAGATCGAGCCGGCCGGGCTGTCCGGAGCCGCGGGGCCGATGCCGGCAAAGACGTGCTGCGATGGTCCGTCTTGCGTCATCACCGGGGAGTACGGGGGCTTCCCGAGATAGACTGCCGAGCCGTCGAGCTGGATCCAGTCGGAGGCCTCGACCTTGACCTTGCCGGCCCCACGGGCATGCAGGTTCTTGCCGCCGTGATCGAGATCGGCCTTGTCGGCGAGCAGCTTCCAGACCAGGCCGAAGGCGTTGTAGAGCGCCGTCGCACCGACCGGCAGACTCCTCGGCCGGGCGCCGAGGAGCTCGAACAGGATGGCGATGGTACGCTCTGCGCGGCCGCCGAGACGCAGCAGCAGTCCCTCGGATCCGGGCCCCGGATTCGACGACAGCCCGAACTGCTGATGGCGGACAATACCCTCGAGCTCCTCACGGGCGAAGCCGCGCGCCGTGATCTTCTGATAGTCGCCGCTGTCGTCGCTGCCCATCAGCCGGCCGCGGCTGATCATCGCGCGGGTCTGGTCCTGGCTCATTCGTCCTCGCTCATCGTCCAGGAGGATCCCGACTTGTTGCCCTTGCCCTTCTTGCCCCCATAGGCGCGGGGATCGACGAGGCTGAGGCTGGCCTTCGATCCGCCGCCGTTGCCGTCGCTCTTCGTCTGGGTGCCGGAGACTCTCTCGATCAGCAGGTCCTGGCGCACATCGAGCCAGGGCGATTCAACCCAGACCAGGTTTCCGGGCGTCCACAGCGTCCCTGCTTCATCGCGCCAGCCCGGCTGCTCGAGCGAAGCCTTCAAGGCGTTTCCGGCCGCACGGTCGCGGAGATGCTGCGCATACTCCTTGGCATCACTCTTCTGCAGGTCCTTGTCGGCGATCAGAACGCGGGTGCGCGGTCCTTCGACACCGTCATCCTCGCTTTGTTCTTCGATTTCGGTCGAATCGGCGCCGGTGCCGTCCGGGCTCTGGCCGCGCACGATGTATTTGTGATGCCGCTTCGAGAAATCGTGGGTCGCCGAGGAATCGCCGAGCGTCCGTCCCTCGATGAGGCCGCCGGCATGGCGGCGCCCGGTCGCACCCTTGGTGATGGCGACGGCCCCGTCGGCTTCGCCGCGAAGCGTCAGCCGGCGATCGCGAGTCATCCGCTCCAGGGCGGCAAAGACGGTCTCGCCAGGTGTGATCTGGAAACGCGGGATCACGATGCCGGCGCCGGTATCGGCCACGATCCGGCAGTTCGTCTCGTCCAGTGCTTCGGCGATCTGCTTCGGCGTCATAGACCGGAAGCGGCCGGTGCTGTGCACTGCTGCGTTGTCGACCAGCGCTGCGCCGGTGCCCCGGGCAGCGATCCGGAAGCTCCGACGTCCCGACGTCATCCCGGGCATCTTGCTGTCCAGCTTTCCGGTGAAGACCAGATCGCCTTCGGCGCCATCAACGTGGGAGCTCCGAACCACGATCGGCGCCCGCCCGGAGAAATAGGCGTGGATCTTCTCCAGGTTGGCGTTGTCAGGCGCGACGTCGAGGGTCAGTGATCGTGCCGCTTCGTTGATCGCCGCCGTCCAGGTCAGGCTTTCCCAGTCCGGCCATGGCTCGCCGCCGACCATGATGCTGACGTTCTCACGAACTTCGAGCATCAGGGGCCGCGCCCGATGGTGACAGTCGGTGCCAGCGCGCGGAACCGCGTCGGCATGAAGGCCGGCCGCGGTACCCGGTTGAAACGGCGGAGTTCGCCTGCGCGGGCGGGGTCGGCATAGAGCGTCCAGGCCCAGACCAGCGCCGGCAGGCTCTGATTGGTCTCGACGGTCACACGCGGCGCCAGATCGAGCGCGGCGGTGCCAAGATAATCGACGACGGCGCGCTGGAGCTCCGCCAATCCGGTGACGACCGAGGATGCTGCCGGTCGTCGGCCAGCTGATTGGACGACAGCGACGATGGCCTCCGATTCCGCCCCGGCGCGAGCGGCGAAGTTGGTGCGGGCAGCCTCGGCGCCGTCGCGATCGGCGTAGCTGGTGCGGGCGATCGCCTCCGCCTCGACGCAAAGCGCGGAGATCCGCGCCAGCGAGGCCAGTGCGGATGCGTTCGCCGCAGCGGCGACGTCCGAAGCTGCGGCGCTGTCCGGAACCGCGGCGACGAGAGATCGCAAGGGCCGGAAGCCGCCGGCGACCGAGGCGGGGTCCATCCCATCGGCAAGGTCGACGGCTGCCGTGGTCAGCTCGGTGAGCAACTCGGCGCGCCGGTCATCCTCGGCAACCTCCGCGGTACGGAAGCCCAGGCGCGTCAGCGTCATTGCGACGTCGGCAGATGCGGTCGAGCGGGACGCCGCCCGGACTTGGTCGACGGCTGCGACGACGCCGGCGAAGCTGCCGATCGCGGCATCGACGACATAGGCCGCGGTGGAAACGGTCTGCAGCATCGTAGCGATCTGCTGCACGGCCGTCCCGAGCAAGCCGGCGCTCGCGGTGAAGACCAGATTGGCGAGGTAGTCGACGCTGACCCCGGCCTGGCGCGGCGGGCTGACGACGAAGCGCATCGACAGCGAAACATAGCCGTGCTTCGAGGAACTGCGGTCGCGGCTGAGCTCGAGTGGAGAGACCTGCACCGGCCCCACCATGGGCAGGACCAGCAGGCCCGGCCTGTCATCCTTGAAGGTGGCGCTGAGCGCGGCAGCCTCGATATCGGCGCGGGATGAGGCGACGTAACCGCGGATCGTGATCTCGCCGGCGCCTGGGCCAAGGCGCTCGACCGTCCAGGATCCGTTCGGGATCTCGTGCACGGCCTGGCGAAGAAGATCTCGGATGCCGTCGTCGTCGGTTTCGAAGGGCACCCCACGGAAAGATGCCGGGCGCAGATCCCGCGCCCAGTCGCGGCCAACCGGCATCAGTAGTTCATCCCGTCGGCCGAGGCTTCAGGCATCGTCCGGCCGGTCGATCCGACGCCGGTGCTGCCCGTGGCGGAAAGATGGCCGGTCGCCGAGATCGCTTTGTCGAGCTTGGCCTCAAGCTTCGGATCGAGCTTCACGCTGACGTCGACCTTCACGTCGGCCTTGCCTTCGAGCTCGACCTTGTTATCGCGCTTGAAGTCTTCCATGCGCTGTCGATAGAGCTCGTTGGCGCGATGCATGCGCTTGCGCCCCTCGTTATGGACCTCGCCCGGGGCGACATCCTTATATTTTTCCGCATTGGCCTGGCCGATCTCATAGATCGCGTAGCCGAGACCCGCCGCGACGGCGCCGACACCCGTCCCCAGCCCCAGCCGGGCGAGAAAGGGAAGCCGGGAGGCCGTGGCCGCCGCACCGCCCCCCGCCGCGGCTGTGGTCGCCCCGGACAGGGCGCCGGCGCCGCCGAGGCGCGCGGCAGCGGCGGTCAAGGCAGCGGCCGACTCATTTAGCGCTACCGCCGAACCGGACAGGCCGCCCGCGCCGGTCAGCAGGCCCAGAAGCTTAGCTGACCCGTAGACGCCACCGCCGACCGCGGCCAAGGCGCCGAAGGCTGTGGCCACCTGCTGCCCGCCGGTTGAAAGCTTCGAAAATGAATCCAGCACTTCGCTGAAGCCGTCGAGGCCGAACTTGATGATCCTCTCGTTTGCGGAGCCGACGGCCAGCACGAAATTCTCGACGGCGCCCTTCGCCTGCTCGAACGAGCCGCCGATGCCGCCCATGATCTCGTCCGCCTTACGCTTCGCGAAGTCCGGATCGTCTCCGACCTTGGTCAGCTCCTTTCTGGCGGCGTTGTACTCGTCACGCTGTCGCTGCGTGATGCCTGCCTTGCCACCATGCTTGTCGGTGAAGAAGGCGTTGAGCTGGGCCAGGGTCATATTGGACCCCATGATGTCGTCGAGCAGCTTCTGCGAGTCGACCCGTTCGGCCGAGACCTTGTAGAAGTCACCTGCGGCCTTCGCGACATTGACCCGATCGGAGGGCCGCATCGTGCCTTTTTTGGTCTTCGGGAATTGCTGTTCAACCGCTTCGGTCACCGCCTGGATGAAACGGCCGCGGTCGCCCAGGATCGACTTGTCGGAGAGCACACCGGCGAGGCGGGCGCGGGTTTTGTCGGTGAAGCCGGTGCCCAACTGCAGCTTGAACTGGGCTTCCAGCGCCGACGTCTCCAGCCGATCGGGCATCGAGACGTATTTCGAATAGTCGATGCCGGCCGCATTGAGCGCGGTCAGCCCTTTCTTCGTCGGGGCGACAAGCTTCGACGATGCCGCGCGAATGAACACACCGGCTTCGTCGCCGCGGAGACCCCCGCGCCGGGCCAGGGCGGCAACCGCCATGATGGTCTCAGGCGACAGCCCGGCTCCGGTCCCGGTCGCTGCGGCGAATTTCAGCGCCTGTTGAACGTCGTCGTCGTTCATGCCGCCCAGTTTGGCCATCTTGACCAGCTGATTCGTGGCCTTCTGTGCCTCGGCGAGCGCCTTTTCCTTAGTCGAGATGTCCTTGCCGGTCGCCTGCAGATAGGATCGGATGGCCTCCGCCGCGCGCTGCATGTCGGCTTCCATGACGAGCGCATAGTTCTTCACGTTCTCGATCATGCCTTGCGCCACGACGGCCTTCATCTGGCCGGTGATGGAGCTCGGCAAACCCTGCATCGATGCCGTCTGTGCCTTGACGATATCGAGGTTGGTGAACTGGGTTTCCTGGCCGATGCGCTTCGCCTGCGGGATGAGGTACTGCTTCTGCGCCTCTGCAGGGATATCCGTGAATTCCCGCTGCTTCCTCACCGCGATATCGAACTCGGCGATCGACGTCGTCGCCTGCGAGGCCAGGCTCTTGCCCATGCGGGCGGCCCCGACCCCGGCGATACCCATGGCGGCCCCCCAGGCTTCCCGGCGCTGGGCCCGGCGCTCCAGAATGGCGTGCTGGCGGCGCTGCGCGTCGGTAGCGGCTCGCGTGGCCGACTCGAGGCGTCGCTGTTCCGAGGTCAATCTGGTGACGTCGACGCCGATCTCGCGCATCGAACCGCGGGCAGAGGCCAGCACGGCCTTCTGGTCCGCAAGGGCCCGGCCAGTGCCTTGCAGTTGCTCGCGCAGACCCTGGTAGCGCTGCGCGAGCGCCTGGGTCGGCGGGCCGATCTGGCTCATCTCGCGCGCGGCTGCCCGGAACTGCTTCCGCGCTTCCTGGTGCGCCCGCGCCAGCTCGAGCGTCCGCTGTGCAGTCTGCCGGTATATCGAGATCCGCTCGGCTGGAGCGGCCGCCGCCATCGCCGACTTCACGGCGCTGACCTGTTCGGCGACCGTCTTCACCTGCTTGGCGGCAGACGACAGCGCCTTCAGCTTCGACGCGACGGACTGGAAGGCGGCCGCAGTCTTGTCTTCCGCCGTGATGACGACGCGTGACTGAAGATCGCGCGCCATCTATCGACCCTTGTTCCGCTCGCGCCAGTCCACAGCCCGATCCAGCAGCTCGACGAGATGCGGCAGCGGCAGCTTCATCACGTCGCCGGGCGGCCAGCGGAGTCCGAAGAGGAGGTGGTCGGCGTAGTCGTCCCAACCCCCTCCTGCAGGCGGTACAAAAAATCGCAGAGCACCTCGTGGACCCTGCGCGCCAGCTTGAACCCACCGGCGATCAGCACCGCCGGTTCGGCGACCTCATCATCGCCCGTCGTGACGCAGCGTTCGGCGTACGCCTTCAGCCGGTCGAGATGCTCGACGGTGAAGCCCTCACCGTCGACGTGTCGGGTCGACAGAGCTTCGCCGATGTCCATGTAGTCGAAATAGGTCGGGGCTCGGACCTTGACGTGGTCGTAGACCTTGGTCCCGATCGT